ATGTGCTTTGAACATTTGATAAAGAACTATTTAATCCCGTTATACTAGGTAAATTAGCAGTTACAGAAGATAGAAAATCTTGTGGACTAACAATTTGAGCTTCCTGTGTTGCATCTAAATCTACTGAAGAAGTTTGCCCGTTATTTTGAACATAAGCTCCACTTGGCTCTGTAGTTGTTGGAATTGAAGATTGAGCAATTTTAACTTCTTGAAATGATAAAGCGACAATTAATAAAGAAACGCCTTGTTTTGATTCTCTACGATAATCATAATGAATTAAATTACAATTATTATAAGTTGCATTAGGCGTTATAACATTAACTAATGTCAAAGAACTAATTAAATTTTCTATTGCATTTAAAAAATCTTCTTTAGTCATTTGACCTTTTCCGTTACATGAAACTGTAACTTTTACATCAAAAGGCAATGCGACTTTATTGTAACTTGCAAAACTACCGCCTTCTACTGGGTAATTTGGAATTTTACGTTCTTCACGATATTCAAAATCAATAAAAGAGTCAGGTACAATTGGAATTTCACCGCTATCTAATACAAATCCCCATTGTGTTAATAATGGTGGCAGTGGATTTGTTACGCTAGTTGTTTGAGTGGGTGCTAAAGTAGGAAAACTTGGTGAACGTGGAATTGCAGGAACTCCTGGCAAATTAGGCACATCAGGAAAATTAATTAATGACATTATCTATTTGCTCCCATACCAGCATTAATCATTGATTGATTTTGAATCGCTTGAGGAAGTTCTTTTGCAATTCCATTTGCATCTGTCGCTTGAGTATGAACATTAATATCACCATTAATAGCAACTTGAGTATTGTTAGCTGTTGATGTGTTATTTGTGTGTGCGTTTATACCAGCACCAGTCATATTTGCAGCTTGAATAGCATATTGTTCTCTTTTGCTTGCAGAATTATCATTTGGTCTTTCATAACTTCCCATAATGACATCAGAAGCACCAATTGCAGTATTTTGTTGTTTTAATTTATTTCCAGCATTTTTTTCACTGCCTTGCGTTAATTCATATTGAATAAATGCAGCTTGTTTCATTAAATCAGCTTTTGGGTCATCAATTGCAAATCCAGCCCATTTTTGAAAATCAGCTTGCCTTGATTTGTTCCATTGAGCAATTCCTTTCATGCCACTTGCATTTTTGGCATTTGGGTCTAATTTACTTTCTTGACTTAAATTTCCAATAATTCCAGCAGCTTGTTCTTTAGTCCATCCTTGAGAAACAAAATAGTCCATTAACTGTTTGCTATTTTTTTCTTGTGTTGCTGATTGTTTTTGTGCTTTAGCTGCTTTTCCAGTTACTTCGTTATAGGCTGCAATTGCAACGCCAGCAATAGGCATAGCTCTCGATAATACTTTTTGAACACTTGACATTCCAAGTTTTGATTCAAATTTATCAATAATGTCACTTAATTTTGTAAACCATGTAACAGCATCTTTAGCAAAATCTAATAATTCTTCAAGCCCTGGACCAATAGAAATATATGTTTGGTCTTTTAATCTTCCAAAAGCAGAAGATAAATCCACCATTTTGTCATTAAGTTTACCTGCTTCAATAGTAGCTTGTTCGCTTTTATCATTATACTTATCCATGTCTTTATAAAGACTGTTAAGCGCATCGCCACCTTTAAGCATGGCATTAAATGAAGCATCGTCACCAAATCCTAAAGTTTTGGCTAAATTTTGAGCCTCTCTTGTTCCGAATTTATCTCTAAATTTAATTAAAGCATCAGATATTTTGCCAATATTTGTTATATCTTTATCTTTATCAAGACCCAACATAGAAAACGATTGAGCAAATTCTTGACCACCTTTTCCCATGTGAAAAAGAGCAGCTTGTTCTTGCATTGTTTTCATTGCATTTGTAAATGTTTCAGGCGCAGCTCCAGCTTTTTGAGCCACTTCAGACCATGATTTTAATTGTCTTGCTGATACATTTAATAAACTAGAACTAATACCTAATTGCATATTTGATTTAGTCATATCCATAACAAAAGATTTGACTGCATCAAAAGATAATAAAGCAGTTCCTAATGCAACAATTGAATCTTTAGCTTTTGAAAATTCATCCGCAGTTTGCTTAGCTCCACGTTGAATTACATCATTAGATTTTTTTGCTTGCTCGTCAGTCTTTTTTAAACTTTCGACTGCCTTTTTTTGAGCATCATTAAATTTAGAGGTATCTAGCCCAAGCTCGATTAATAAACTGTCGATAACTGTAGCCAAAATTTACCCCTTATTTTTTGTTTGTTATATATGCGTTATGCCTATCAACAGCGTTAATTTCTAACAATATCCACATATCTTCAATTGAATAAACTGTATCTAATTCATGCAAAGTAGCAAGCCTAGAAGATATACAAGTTGCTATCGCTTGCGTTGTGGCTTGATACTCAATGAGCTTTCTTGAGGATTGACTTGCGGATTTAATTCCGAAGTCGATTGGTTTGAATCTAAAAAAAAATCCATGTGTAAATCCCATATAGATTTTCTTAACTGTAATCGAGTTATTACTTCTTCAATATCATCTTCAAATAATTTACGTTTTACATTTACTGATGGAATAATTTGAACGCAATCCATCATTTCATTTAATAAAGGCTCTGCTGCTTCAAATGGAATTTTTAGCAAATTCATATAACCAATCGCTAATAATCCTGACATACCTTGTGCAGCTAAACCTTCGGGTATCTCGATACCAGCATTGCCGATAGCAAGGATTACCCGAAAAGCCCAGTTTTCAGCTTGAGAAGCCGACATTTCTGTGATTAAAAATTGTTTTCCAGTATCTCTACCAGTATCTGCTACAAATGTCGTTTCTTTTCTAGCCATAATTTATTTAGAACCCGTTTTGTGTGCCTACAATTGATTCCCATGTGATTTCATATACTACTGGTTGCAATGTTTTCTTAACAGCAGGAAAAGGTGTCGCTGTTGTTAAGTAACCATTTTTTAGTGTATATGTAACACCTGTGGATTGAAGAACAATTGTACCATCGGCTGTAAAAACGTCAACTGCCGCATCTTGAGCAGCTCGCCAAGCATCAAAAATTTGAACACTTGGACTATCCGCTTGTAAATGAACTGTCATTTTGTATGGAACCCATACTTTACCGCCTGATAAATGCCCATCAACTCCCATAAGAGTTTCTGATTGTTGCACAGCTTCTGATTCAAAAGCATCATCAACAGCAAAGCCTTGAATGTTTGTTGCGCTACCAAATACACCTGCTACCGCAAGTGTTAATACTGAATTTGCCGAGGTTATTGTTGCCATGATTTAATCCTTATTGAATTACGATAGAAGCAAGAGTAATTTGTTGTACGCTTTCACCATCTTGATAGTATAGAGTGATTGGTGGTGATTGACGAGCAGCACGAGTTTGAGCCGTTGCAGGAGCAATATACAACACATAACCTTGTGATTGGATTTGTGGTGCAGCATTGAAACCTAAAGCATATTGGATTTCAGCAGCTTGAGCAGCAGATACTTGAATACCTTTACGAATAGCACCAAAGTTAATTGCAGCGTTGATTGGGTCTAAACAAGCAGCGTTAATCAATGAATAACCTTGAGCATTGTAAGGAATAGAATTTACTGACAACAACAAATCAACCAAAGCTGTTTGTAAGTTTGCGTTTAACCAAATTTGGTTTACATAAGTATCAGCCCATAACCATTTGCCTGAAACTGAGCCTGGAGTAAACCAGTTAGCGTTATTTGCAGGATTGTTAGAACCGTATGCAGCGTAAGTGTTATAGCCGTTAGAAACTACAGCAGCCAAATTAGTTGCATTAGATACCGCAGGAGTTAAACCTGATTGTTGGCAGAAGTCTAAAGTAGTACGACCATTTAACGCATTGAAATTCAATGATGCAGCATAACCAGCAACAAAAGCAGACAATGAATTTGTACCATAAATTGCACAAGTACCAACTAATTGATTTGTTTGCAAATAATTGCCAAAAGTAACTGTATTATTAGCTGTTAAAATGTTAATGTCAGAATCTTGACATACATATAAATAGCGAGGAGCAACAGAATTAGACCAAGTAGCAAATGCTTCTTTTTCTGTAATTGTTGATTCCCATGTTGTAAAGAATGTAGCCCAATTTTGATTAGAAGCAATGATAGTGTTCATAAATGTTGCTGGAACACCAACCGCTTGACCTTGTGACAATACTGCGCCAGTAGCTTGAGTTAGCAATAAACCTGTTGATAAAGTACCTGTTGCATAAGAAATCGTTGCAGTTGCGCCTGTAGTATTAGTTGTAAAAATAAATGCGCTTACTGTTGAGTTCCAAGTAACTGTAAATGGTGGAGTTGTAAATGCAGCTTGAATTGCTGTTGCTGCTGCACTAAAACTTGAAACAGCTGCTAATGAAATAGTGCCTGAAGTAATTGGTGTGCCAGCAACTGTAAGAGTTAAAGTGCCTGAACCCAATGCTTGCAATTGACCTAAAGTCATTGAAGCCATGTTACCACTACGCAACCAACCAGCAGTTGCAACTTCAGGATAGTTAGCAACTAACAAAGCACCTGGAAGTGTTGTTGAATCAGAAGTTCCGTTAAAATAAATACTTGCCAATGTTGCTTCAGTCGAACCTGCGCCAAAATAACTTTGAACGTTAGCTGCCGTTGCAAATTGTAAAACCGTACCCGCAGGTGCTAGAGCATTTTGCGTGAGCATCAGACCATTTAGGTCAACAGCGATGCCATTGGCTGCTAATACCGATGGAATTACGTTTACTACTTGTGAAAAAGGAATGGTACTCATAAAAGCTCCTATGGTTTAAATGTTTGGTCGATTGGTGCAAGCGTTACATTTGCTTCCAACATTGATTGTTGTGATGTAGTCAATATTGGGTTGTATTGTAAACTTGCCGTTATCTTCCAGCGTTGTTCATATTGTTGTTCCCCATCAATCAGAGGAATTTGAACAGGGTCATCTGCGTACAATGGCTGAATATTCGCAGGGAAAATGTCAGTTGCGTACTGGTCACGAAATAAAGCCTGAGTTTGCATAGCCCACGTTTGTGACGTAGAGCCATAAAAATCAAGCTGCATTTCATATCTTGTTGGCGTTAAAATCATTTTTTGTTGTAAAGCTGGATTATAGTCATCTACGTTAAAAGATAATCTATCCATAGCTCCATTAGTCATTACAACAAAACCGCCTTTAGGCATGGCAACTAAGTTATCCTGCCCTTGAACTACTTGCGTACCGCTAGGTAAAAATGTATTAAAAAATGTCACCAAAGCCGTAAATACATCTTGGTCAATGATGTCAATTGTTACACTCATTCTTCAGTCCACTCTATTGAAATATAAATATTAGTTCCACTAGGAACTGTATCGCCATTTAAACCAAAACAGAATGATTGATTAACGCCACGCAAAATAATGGGCTGTGTGTTTCTAATTCCAAAATCTTCAATCCACGGAAATACAGGAATGCCACTATTAGTAGCATTAGCCAAAGCGTAATGGTCACCAAACATAAAAGTTCCAGTTCCTAATGTGGCAGGATTAGCTGAATAAGCCCTAACAACTGCCGTTGGTGCTGGATTAGTTGTGTCATAAGGAACACCCGTTAATACTGTAGAAGTGCCACCTGTATTAGCTGTAGTCCTAAAAAAACAATAAAAGTCAATTACGCCAGCAGAACTAGAATTATCCGCAGTTACTTGTAATCTTGTAATTTTGATTGTTTTAGTTGCTGAACCTGTAATAGTAAATACATCAGTTGCAGGTGAAGCTGGTGTAATATCATAAACACCTGCTCGGTATGTTGGAATATTGACTAAAGGATTACCAAACTGGTCAATTGATACTGCTGCATCGGCAGCTAATCCAGGTGTTCCATTGTTTACATTGATTTGCATAATTTATTCCTGTTGTAAAGTTACGATAACATGACACCAATCAGACCAAGTTTCTACGACCTGAGTAATAAGCCAATTGCGATTACAGCCATTTGGAACTTCAGGGAATACCAATATATCACCGCCAATGTTATCGGCTCTTACAACGCCAGCAGCGTTGCCATAGAGGTAAACTGAACGCATTACACCTGTAATGTTTAATCCATCAGTATGTTGTAAATCTGTAGAACTTAATGCTTGAACTTGAGCTTGAACAGTCAGCGTTAAACTTGTTGGTGTTCTTTTACCTGCTGCATTAGTTGTATAGCCAGTAGATTGAATCCAATTGATTTGAATGTTTGGATTAGTTATCTGAGTATATTTATTTACCATTCCACGCAAATTCATTTTCAATCCTTTTTAAATTCTGAGCCAGCCTTATTTACTGCGTTTGATACAGAAGCAAGCATATATCCAGTATCAATTAAAGGTTTTGCAGAACCTTTGCGTTTAATGGTAGATGGAGCATTGGGTGGACTGTAAATGCTAGATATTTTTGTTTGTATATCGGCTGCTGCTTGCCTTCCAACTCTATCTAAAGTATCAAAAGCAGTTTCTTTATTTAAAACAACTCTTTGAACACCTTTTTTAATGGTTTCAATCCATTTGTCTTTTTGTTCTTTTATTGTTGGGCGCATGAAAGGGCGAGCAGGTGAAACGGAAGTTCCGTATTCATTCCATGCTGCTACAGTTGCAACAGGCGTTTCATCTTCATAATTTATACCTGAAGGAAACCCTACTTGTGCAACAAGATTTTTAAATTCTTCAGGCGCACGTTCTAATGTCGCTTTAATCTTATCAAGATTAAGCGCAGCCATTATCCGAAAAACCCACCAGCTCTACGAAAGCCTAGATTTTCGTTACTACCGCCTACAAATAGCCCTACGTTTGCTACAGAACGCAATAACGCACGTAATTGACCGCCATAAGGGGTAGTTGCTAACCACCAGCCAAAAGCTGTTTTAACGGGTGGTGGTGTCATTGATACGTTGACTGTGCCTTCGCTAGTACCTTGAACAACTACTGTAGGGATGCCAGCATTTATCATTGTGAATGATTGCGCTAAATGAGCGCACATTAAATCTAAAGCAAGTTGCAGTTGTTTAGAATTAAAATCCCAAGGAAAGTTATTTAAAACGTTAATATAAGCTGTTCCCATAGTCCACCAGCTTTCTAACTGAACTTCAGGAAAGTCAGTAGTATTTTCAAACGCAGGAAATTGCAATCTGAAATTTGCATCGTTATAGCTAGGGACTAGAGAAGTCATCTTAGTTTACTTTCGGTTCTTCATCTTCTTTGAAGTCTGAAGCAGTTAATGGTGCTGACTTATCTTTAAGATTCATGTCAGGAACTACTTTTTCTACTTCTACTTTTTTAGCACGAACAGTAATGAAACCATCTTTTTCATGTTTCAAAAATACTGAATTTTTCTTTAGTGCTTCATAATCGGCTTCTTCAATTTCTGTTGGAACGCCAATTGGAGTGATAAGACGGTCATTTGCCACGCCTGTACCACCTTTAATTAATACGCCTTTATCCTTAATAGGAAGGTCGTTACCGCCTTGCAGCCAGTTCTGATAAAGCTGGTCATTTGCAAGCGTTGAAAAAACGTGAACTTTTGCCATTTGGAACTCCTTAATAGAAATAGATGGGCGGATTTCTCCCCCACATAATATTAACACAAAATATAAATTAATTTACATATCATGTTAATTGATACATAATAAGCGTATGGACTCTTTAATAAAAACCAAAATATGTACTAAATGCTTAATAGAAAAGCCATTAGCGCAATTTAGTAAAAATTCTCGTAATAAAACCGATGGCAAACAGCCAAAATGTAAATCTTGCAATGCTCAATATGAGAAAAATAACAAAGAGCATATTTCAATACGCTCAAAACAATATAGAAAAGATAATTCTGAAAAAAGAAGCATAGCTCAAAAAATATATCGTCAAAAAATTAGAGATAAAGCTATTGCTTATGCAAAGCAATATTATCAAGAAAATAAAAATAAATTATTAATGCAACAACGAGAATATTATCAAAAAAATAAATTGTATATTTCAGAGCGTTCTAAAATATATGCAAAAAATAATAGACCTTTATTTAATGCTCATGGCAAAAAAAGAAAATTGTCTATCAAAAATGCTATCCCAAAATGGGCTAATGATAAATTAATTAAAATTATTTATGCAAGAGCCACAGAACTAACTAATCAAACAGGAATTTTGCATCATGTTGACCACATTGTTCCTATTCAATCAAAGCTAGTCTGTGGATTACATTGTGAAGATAATTTAAGGGTTATCCCAGCATCTGAAAATTGTTCAAAACAAAACAGATATTGGGATAATATGCCTTAATAATCAATAACTTACTAAATCCCACTATATCTCACAACGGCAAAAGGTCGTTTTAACATGACCCCCGCGGTGGCATTGCTATAATCTTCTACATACGCTTTAGCTTGTTTTTCAACGCCAAGTGCTTGGAATTTAGCAGGAACAACTTGCACCCAAGTACGGCTGTCATCAGAAGCACCATCTTCAACTGATTCTGCGTAGAGGTAGAATACGTTAGCACCACCGTTAGCAAAGTTTAATTGAGGAGCTGAGATAACACGCAATTTAGCGTAAGTCTTGCTCAACCAGTCACGAACTGAGATACCAAAGTCAGAAGTAACTGACAAGTATTGGTATGAATCAGTTGGCAATGCTAAAGTTAATTCAGCATCTTCAGGATTGATTGTATCTTGTGATTGAGTTTGCAATTGAGCAGCAGCAACACGAATGTCAGCTACGATTTGCAAATATGTTTTGCTTGACCACAATGTTGAACCACCTGTACCAGTTGCAGCTACAGTAACGTAAGCTGGAAGTGATGGGTCATTCAAGAAGCCGTATGTCAAGTTATTGCCACCGTTGTAACCATTGAAACCAACTAAGTTACGTTGAATTTCCAATGAAAGAGCAGCAGAAGCACGTTTTTCAGCAGAAGTGCTTACACGAATACGAGCAGCACGAGCTTCTTCCAACATACCTACTTTGATACCCTTTTCAAAACGGATAACAGTACGACGTACAAAGTTAGTGTTCCATGAAGCTAGTGGAACGTTTGTGTAGTCACTGTATGGTAAAGCGTTACCAATTGGCTCCAAGATACCTTGTACGATTTCTTCATCTTCCCATGAACCTGTTGTAGTAATACCTACCAAATCGTCAATTTTACGAGCAGCAGTAATTACTTTAACAAAGCCTGGAAGCCAGTTTTGCAAGAATTGAACTGGAGTGGTCATAGATGGGCTAGTAACGTCAGCTTGATTACCGCTATCCATTGCCCAATTTGCCATTGCTTTTACTTGTTTGTCAGAAAAATTAATACCGATTTCGCCTAAGTCAGCAAAATTAGCAACATCTTTTTCATCCATTGCCAACGCACGAACTTGGCGTGGGGCGATGTAACTACGTTCTTGTGATTTCATCATTTATTCCTTAGTCAGTAATACGGATAGCTGTTAAGCCAGTTGCAGATTGTGGATAGTTCCATACTACTGCATTAGGGATAAGAGCATTGCCAGTTGTTGCAGAAGAACCTGGAGCTACAGTTGATAAAACACCAGTTGTAGTATTGTATTGAACCAAGTCACCGATATTGCAAGCACCAACGATAGTAACAACGATAGTTCCCATTGTTAAGAACTCACCTTGTGAGTAAGCTGGCAAGAACAATGTAGGGTCTAGTGGGTTGCCACCAACAGCACCGTAAGATGCGTAAACTTTTGGGTTCACCAAAATACCAGCAAATACTGAAGTGCCTGAAACGATTGTACCGCCTTGAGTTGCTACGTTAGTGCTATTTGATTTAGTAAATGCTAAACCGATAGTGCCACCATTGCTGTCAAGAGCTAGAGAATCTACTCGTTGTGGACCATCAACAATCAACTCGCCTGGAATACCAAAACCGAGATTGACATTGACTGTGGATTGGAAATTCGCAGTAGTCATGATTATTTACCTTCTAAGAAACGTTTAACGAAATTGTTTTTGCGAGTAGCATGAGAATCCATAGCTACAGCAGTTGATACACCTTTGCCTTGTAAGAAAGCATTTAAGAATGTAACACGACCAGTCTTAGGTGCTTCTACACCAAGTTTTTTCAAACCATATTTAGCCATTTTGTCCAAATCCATTTCTGAATGGTCAAATGCGCCAATATGTTTTGATAAGCGTTCATAGAGTTTTGCTTTTTCAGCAATGTTTTTCTCTACTTTAGCAACGATAGCAGCAGCGTCCATACCATTGCCACGTTCACCTTCCATTGGTTCTTTCTCAGCACCACCAACCTTACCACCAGCAAGACCCATTTCTTCGTCTGTTGCTTCGTCATCAGGTTTTTCTGTATCGCCATCAGGTTTGGTTTCATCTTCGTCAGCAACAGCTTCTTCACCTGCTGAACCAAAAGATTGACCCGTTAATTCTTGAATTTTTGCCAATTTTGGCATGACTTCTTCAAGGAATTTATGAACTTCCTCTAGGGTCATAGTAGGCTTCTCGCTACCTACTTCTTTGTTTTCTTCAGCCATGTTAAAAAGCTCCTTATTATCTACTGTAAAAGTGAAATGGTCTAATACTGCTACATCAGGACCCATACGTCCGTTTTCGACTAGGGCTAGATGATTGCCTCTGATTTCTCGTTGCACATAGTCATAAGCTACACCATCATAAGTACCAGGTGCGTATTCGTATCTGCAACGATAACCGCAGGACAATTCTTTTTTGCCGTTAGCGATAAGGTTACTCATCGCTTCGGAAAATACTTTGATATTACCTTTTAGATATTCACCGTCAAAGTAAACATCCTCACCGATAACACCTTGAATACCTTTTGCTTCGGCAGGAGTTAAACCTTCATCTTCACTGCCAAGCATAACGTGATTATCAATCCAAGGAAGCAACTTGAATGAGTTAATACACTCCTCAGTTGATAGTTCCTCTGCTGGACGATATACGTTGTAAATCTTATCTTGTTCGCAA